AAATTGATGTTTAGTTGTATTTCTTGATAATTCTAAAGGTTTCTTAAATAAATTTAAAGAATCAACTTCAGTTTTCCATCTTGACATTAAAACTTTAATTTCAGATTCGGGTTTATTAGCATAAGAATCAAAATATGTTACACGTCCATATTCTAATTCAGGCCGTATATCACAATATAATGCAAACCAATGTTGTCCGGGACCATCATGTTTATCTGTATTAAACACAACACCGTACTGATAAAAACCTTGAGATATTAAATCTTTAATTTTTAATGAACAAAGAAAATTAACTAAACATTTTCCAGATTTAGATTTCAAATCAAAATCTATAGGAATACATCCCAAAAATTTATATTTCTTAAATAATTTCATATATTGTTTTTCTACATTTTCTATATCTATTGAACTTAACCATTCTGTTGGATTAACCATCCATGATTGAGGTGCTTTAGGTTTATTCATTAAATGTGCAACAATACATTCAACTCTGCCAGTTTTACATTTAGAATGCATTTTACGTTTTAATTCAGACCACACATCATCGCTATCTTTAATTTTATCTTCATGTTCCGAATTATAAACTTTTCGAAAATTTTCTAGTAATTCTTTATCAAACATCTCCTTATAATTAAAAATGGATAATTTTAATTATAATTAGAATTCATAGTAAAAAATGAACCAAGTTAAAAAATACAGAATTGCATGGGTCTATGATCAAAAGTATAAAGGCAATGGTTCTCCTATAACTTTAGAATTAGCAAATACATGGATAAATCATTTCAAGGATCCTAAAAATAATCCTTGGAATATTTATCACTTTGTTGAAGTTATTGAATAATTAATAAATCTTTTAATTGTAAATGTCTATTTTTTTCTTCGTATTTCTTTTTAAGATAATTGAATGAATGAATATATAAAAATACTGTACTTCCAATAACAATCGGAATTAAAAAATTCATTTTGTTTTATTCTTAATAGAATCTAATCTTAAAATTAGACGTGGATGTTTTATTCTTCTTAATACCCAATAATTTTGGCCTAAAAATATTGTTTCAAATCTATTTGATCTTCTATAAAATTCTTCTGAGAATACCATAGCGCCAAAATGTTTATTCGTTTTCTCAATTGCTTTTTCTTTAACTTTATTTTTTAATGTTCTTATACATTCAATAAAATATGATCTTTTTTCTAGAATTTTTAATTTTGTAACTTGTTCTTTAAATAATAACATCATCGCTTTTTTACATTCAAATAATGATTCTTTATATTCTTTTTTGGCTATATTAAATTCTTCTTTAATAGATTTAATTGCAGGTTCTCTAGCAATCTCAAGTAATAGTTTACGTACTTTACCTTCTAAATCTAATTTATCGTCATTCGTTTTATGTTTATTACATACAGGACATTTATGTGAAGTATTATTTAAAAAGTTTACTATACATTTTGTATGATATGAATGTCCGCATTCTAATTTAAAACATGTTAGAGTAGATTCATTTGGATCATTATATTCTAACATATCCATATTTTCATAACAAATATTACATGTCATTTCTTTTTAAAGTAGTTTATTAATTCATGTTTAAGTTGGTTTTTTCTTTTTACGACAAGTTTTTCCTCTAAATGATTTTTTTGTGCATTGACTTTTAAATTTTTTTATATAATTAAATGTATCATTAAAAGATTTTCCATATCCCATATTATTTAAAATTGTCCATGTATCTTTGAAATAATGTTCCTTTGTTATTCTTGGTATTTCATCAAACGTATCTTTAGGATATAAATATTTCAAATTATTCCAAAATTTCAAGTGTTCATCTTTACAATGTAATTTATCATCATAATTAAATGCTATACTTAAAAGAAATTCTACACCAGGTAAATGATCTAAATTCTTTAATTTATTTTTATATATTTCCATAACTTTCATAAATCCAGGAGAAGGTTGTGGATTAAGACCTTGTAATTCAAGTTTTTTATTCACTTTATTATGAAATTCGTATAACCATAAAGCTAAATTATTAGTTAAAGGATCTTCATTCATAAATTTCAAAGCAGATTCTCTACAATATTTACATGGTAAGATAAAAGGTAAAGTACTAAATAATTCCTTCTTTTTAGATAAGTATCCTTTTTCAAATGTAATTAAATGTAGAAGTTCCCATCCTGACGGACCCCAAAATTTTGTATCCATTATTTATTTTCGCGAAATTAAATAAAAAGATGATTCAAAATCAAGTTTTAGTTTTTGCTGTAGCTATATATATTGGAACAACATTAAAGAATTTCTTTGATGCGTTTATGCGTGATTTAGTTTTACCTCTTTTATCACCTGTAGCATCAACTGAAGATGGTCTTTCTAAATTAGTTGTGCAACTAGGCGGAATTAAATTAAATATTGGTGATGTTATTGTACAAACTTTGAATTTAGTAGTTGTGTTTATGGTAGTATCATTTTTATTACCTTACTTAAAAGAATATGTTCCTGTAGCTGGCAGACGCGCTTAAATAATATCTCTATCTTAAATTAAATGCGTAAACGAACTATGAAAGGAAGACGTAGAGGTGGCGGATGGTTTGGTGAAGATGCTAGTGGTCCCGGTCCTTTCGGAAAATTAAAAAGTATGTTTAGTTCTGCCACTCCTGCCCCTCCTGAACTTGCTCCTACTCCTTTACCTGGTTCTACTACAGCAGATTCAGTAGTTGCGCCTGTAACAACTATGGCAACAACTGCAGGAAAAAGAATGAAAAAATATCTTGGTGGCGATCCTACATCTCCCAGAGATGCTGAAAAAGTATTAGGAACTGCTCCTGAAGGGTCTAAACCTGCTATGTTAGGTGGACGTAGACGTAGACGTACTGTAAAAAAATCTCGTAAATCTAGAAAATAAATTTATTCAACAATGTTGAAATTTTTCCATCCACCCCATGGCGATTTACCAAACTTTTCTATTATGCGTTTTTCTAAATCCGTAATAGATAATGAAGTAAGTTCATTTTGAATTTTCCATATTTTAAATACAGAACTTAAAATAGATTTAGTTATTCCAGATTCAGATTCAATTTCACTTGCTTGAATCTTTTCATTCATAAATCTTGCAATACCATCATTATCATTTCTATATTCTGAAGTATATTCCATAACTTTGGGTGGTGCTTGTAATTTATGAAATCCTTTACCTTCTTTCAAAGTATGAATCATATAAGAAAGAAATGGCGTTGCCCATTCTTGTGAATTTACTAGATATTGTATAGATTCATCAATTAAGAATTGATTAATTTCTTTAGGAGTATCAGTAAATTTTGATACAAAATTAATTACCATTAATCTACGCCATGTACCACCATCTGTAGAATTAATTTCAGGTTTATCATTACAAGCTAAATGGAACTTAGCTTGAACTTCAAATTCACATCCTGATTTAAATAAATCACGAGCATACATCTTTTCACCTGAAGATACTAATTTCATTAATCCAGTATTCAAAGCAACTTTTTCATCAGGTTCTTGCATAGTTACGAATCTACGTCCTTTTAATCTAATCACTTCAGGAGCTGCACTACCTGATCCAGCTCGTTTTTGAGTAAATAATGCAATTGGAACTACAGCTGCATAATCTCCCAAAGCTTTAGAAGCTAAATTCATTAACATAGATTTACCATTCGATCCTGATCCAGTCAAGATATGAAACTTTTGTGCCTTATTTCCTCCCATAAGACATGTAGAAAGATGTTTCATAAAATATGATCGGACTTCAGGATCAGGTAAAACTTGACTTAAGAATAATTCAATTTGTGGCCATTCAGAATATTCATAATACTTTTTATCTTCATCATAATCAATTTGAGTTGAAAATGAGATATAATCTTCAGGTTTACCATCCCTGAATTCAAATGTAGTTAAATCAAGAACACCATTATTAAATGCAATAATATCTTTATTTGAATCGACTTTCTTAGTAAATTGTTCATCAAAGAATAATTCTTTAGATTCTTTCATAATATTATTTTTGAAAGTTGTAGTTTTTAGTTTAGTATAGATTTTGTTAAGACCTTCACGCAATTTATTTTTATCACAATAATCACATGCTCCACAATCTCCTTTTGTTTCAATTGATGTACATCTCATTAAATTACTTTGTTCCATTTCACGTGAAACAGCATTAGTTTTTTTAAAGAATAATTCAGCAATTTCACTTGATAATCTAATTTGTAAATCAACTCCACAATCAGTTTCTGCCCAGATATGACCCATCCATCGATACCATACATTCTTACCAAAATCTGTACATTTATACATATCTCTATACATAGCATTAACTACACGAGCAACATCATGTTCTGTTCCTGAACATGCAAGTTTAATTAATCTATCAATATTTAATTTTTCAATTTCCAAATAACCTTGAGGATTATCTGTTCTAGACCAATAATATAGAGAACCAATACCTAATTTATTACCATCATTTCTAAATGTAATAGAATTCCACTTTTGAATACAATCTGCTTCATTATATTTATCTTCAATTTGTGAACTGAAATCTAAGAATACTTCTAGTAAATCAGGATGAATATCATGTAAACACAAGGCAACTTTTAGCCATTCTTCATATTTAGTTGCTCTATCTAAAGAAAGATTCATTACGTGTGCTTTCAAATATTCTTTATATTCAGGTTCAAGAGGTCTTGTAGGTCTTCTCATAGGTGATGACCCTCTTGAATTAGGTTTTTCTCCTCTTTGTGCTGGTCTACCTCTGGCAGGTGTAACAGCTCTACCGCCAGAAATAACAACGTCTTGGCCAGCTTCATAAATTTGTTTAGCTTTTGGTGTTAAAGGAGTTTCATCTGATTCTTGTTTACGAACAGATAATTTCTTAATTAGATCTTTTGTAATTTCAGGAACAGAATTACAAATTTCAATTTTATCACGAGAATAATTTAAGATATAAGAAATTAGATAAGGCAAAGATTGTTCATCACCTTTTCTTGATCCATAAAGCATCCAATTTACGCTACGTTTAACAACAGCTTCATCATAAACTTTATCCCATTTTTCAATTAAAGGTAATCCAGGAAAATAAGTATCCATAGATTTTAAAAGATTACGACGAATACTTTGTTCTACATTTGTAGAAGTTGAAATAGAAGGAATAACAATATGAATACCAGATTTCATTCTATTATTTTTTTCATCATGTGTAGGTTTACGTTTTTCCATAACATAAATTTCTACATTTTCAGGAATTACAAGATATTCTGAAACTTCTTTCATATAAGCTTTCGTAAATTCCAAAACTTGTTGTTGAGTATGTTGATGTGTTTTTACAGCCGGATCATAAATAAAATCAAAATCAATTCTTAAAGATCCAATTTTAGTATTTTTTTCAACTAAAAATTCAATTTTAATGTAAATCTTTTTCTAATTGCTTAATGGAGTAAGTAATTCAACTATATTTTCCATCAAATCAAGTAATTTAAACTCCTATAAGACTATCTTAAATTTACCAGCCCTAAATTAGGCTACATCTAATAAATCATTAACATAACTTAGCAATGTATGCGACAATGTATAAATAGGTATAAAAAATCTATAAAAAATTGATCATCATAATATAATATAATTTACTATTTGCATTATTCATCATATTTTCCTAGATTCTCGATTTATGTTTATGATAATAAGATTATGCTATTCAGAGGAGTTCTGAATTCATGTGCAACTTATTGAAGCATTTCTTATTTATTATTGTTCAACTATTTCATTACGGAAAATCTATTGAATACTGTTATATCTGAGACTGATATCAATACATAAGGGAAATTATT